TTCTGGCGAAGGAACTAACTTCGAAAACATTGTACACTCGTGTCCAGACCACGAGGTAGTATTGATGGTGTATAATAAGAAGAAATGTGGTGCTCAGAAGAGAGCCGAACGTTTAGGAATCAATTCGATTCGAATTGCTAGTAAGGATGAGGACGACATCATTACAATCTTTGATGCGTATAATGTTGACCTCATAGTAATGGCAGGATGGATGAGAGTAGTCAGCAAGAAATTTGTTGAAGCTTTTCCAGGGCGAATAATTAATTTACACCCCTCTCTCTTGCCTAAGTACAAAGGATTGCACGCTATAGAGCAAGCAATCAAAGCAGGTGAATCAGAGACAGGTTGTTCTGTTCACTTTGTTACAGAAGAATTAGACTCAGGTGCTGTTATTAAACAGCAGATAGTTCCTATTCTTCCTGGTGATACTGTAGAGACTGTTACTAGAGCAGTCCAACAAGCAGAGCACACCCTTCTGCCGTTAGTTATTAATGCTTTATGACTTTGCAACATCCTATCCACGAAGGAAAAGTTAAATCAGTATATGATGTACCAGGTGACGCTACTAGAGTCACTATGTTATTTCACGACAAGGTAACCGCAGGTAACGGTAGGATGGTAGAGTACCCTAAAGATAAGGGTGCTACGTGCTGTTTAATTTCTGCACTTCTCTTTGAACGGATGGAGAAGGAAGGGATCAAGACACATTATATTGATTGCCCTTCTCTCAATACAATGTTGTGTAAGAAACTAACTATCATACCTGTAGAGGTGATCGTTAGAAACGTAGCAGCAGGATCTATTGTTAGGACTACTACTATCAGTGAAGGAACATTAATTCAACCACCTATTGTTGAGTTCTTTCTCAAGGATGATAGTAAAGATGATCCATTGCTTACAATAGATCGTGTTAGACTAATGGGTATTGATCCGACCCCTTTACAAATGCAAGCACTTGATATAAACTATCAGTTGCAAGCACTCTTCACCCTCATCGGGATGGATCTTGTTGATTTTAAACTGGAGTTTGGTTACGATGCTCACGGCGATCTATTCTTGGCTGATGAATTATCACCTGACAATATGCGACTCTGGAAAAAAGGAACCAGAGAACGTTTCGACAAGGACTTGTTTAGAAAGGGAGAAGGTGCTATAGTAGATGCGTACAAACACATCCTCACCCAACTGAGACAATTCTTATGAGCAAAGTACAAACTACAAGCGTTAACAACGCACAACTCAAGATAGTTGTGAAGTTGTGTGAAACCACCATTCTTAAGGCTGAGAAAGGTGAGTGGAAAATGCATCTAGGAACACTTGATCGCATAGGCAAAGCAGCAGGTCACATCAGGTGTGAGATGCAGAGACAGAAGCCACCTTCAAGAAAACCTATGATGATAGAAAACATTATTGATCCAGAACAACAGATGGTTCTAGCGAATCAGATTAAGGAACGGAAAGCGAATGATAGATAATGATCCTGATGGTGGCATCTTTGATGATCCACTACATACTCCACCCTATACCAATGGATCTCTTTCCATTGTAGTGCCTATGGATGAGTTCAAACTCATCCTTAGACAGATGTGGAAGTCACGTGCAACTGAACCTAAGATGGGTGAGTTGTATAATAAGTACTATGAACTGACTAAGTTCACTGAAGATGATAGTTAATGATGTTGCTGAAATAATTCGTGGAGCTGTGGGGACTCTTCCAATTTCACCATTGGATAATGAGTTCCCTGAGGTCCACAAAGATGATGTCCACATCTACAATGAGATGTGGAGATGTCCTGGTCTGCGTAAGCTCCATCTGGAGACAGGCAAGACCGATTACCTTGAGGTATTACACTGTGTCTTCTTTCCTGATCCTGCTTACCCTCTTCCTATTTTCGGTTGCGACATCGTGGCCAACGACAAGACGGTTACTGCTGCAATTATTGATGTATCTCCAGTTGCCCATCTAAATCAGATAGATATCTATCCAGCGATCGCTAAGATCTGTAATCGATTTAGGTTTACTAACCGTAGAGCACTACCATTGTGGGGTGACGAGATTTTCTCACCTCACTGTAAGTTTATGAGGTTGACCACACATCAAGAGAGGGTTGACTATTGTTCACTACTGTCACAGATCCTGACAGTATATTGTGGTCTAGTAGAACAGATTGAACTAGACACTGACTGGATCAATGAAATGAATAGGATGGATGATCAAATCTGGTACTGTAAACAGCAGCAAAAGAATGAGAAAACAATTGCCGTGCTATCTAGATGGTTTGATACCCAATGGGCAAGAGATTACATAGATAATATCTTATTTGATTGTCCTAAATAGGACGGAGACCTGCGTTCTAATTAATTGTCTGGTAATAATGCCTGGTTCGAACAGAATTGCGATCCATCTGATGTAGATCAACAGCAAGAACAAGTTGCTTCAGGTGGTGGTCCTGTTGGTTCGCCTGGAGGAGGTCCGTCACCCAATACTGTTAACGCTGTACTAGAAGATCTTATTGGTCAGTGTTATGGTACTCAAGTCTTACAGAAACCTAACTTTAAAGACCCAGATGACGATGATGATCTTGATGAATGGGAGATTGATTGGGGATATCTTTTAGATGAATTGATAGGTCAAGGTTGGCCTGTCCCTGATATGACATCGATAAGGTACAAGATACCTAGAGTTGGTGAACCTGGTGGTGGAGATGTATGTTTTGGAGAGAATGGAGAGGAGATATCTTGTGACAAAGATAAGAACCCAGACCTAGAAGATTGTATTAAGAATCATCTTGACTGTCTGTTCAGACCTTACGTTGGTGGTGCTTGGAAACCACCCAAGGCAGACTGTGATTCGTTTGTACCTAAAGGAATGTATGGTACAACCAAGAAGATATGTGTTGCAGACTGTGTTCAAGAAAGAGTTGGAATTTATGAGCACATCTTAGGTGATGCTCCTACAGCTACTGCTACCTTTAGTGACAAGGATACTATTACTGTTAGTGGTAGTGGTACCTGTCTTCTTACATTGGAACATCGGTGGAAGGATCAAGAGTGGACTGCTGGTACTGCTGTAGATACTATTGCAGTAGGTGGTGCTACATTCACACGTTCAGGTACTAGAGGTAAGACAACTCAGACAATAGCATTAACCGCAGGAAATTATCCAATAACTTATACAGGTTTACACCCCACAGGTGGATATAATATTGAGGTGAATCAAGAGTATGGTACTAATAAGACTGTCGTATTCAGAGATGGTCACGGTTCTGATGTCAACGGTAGATTTAGTATTCTATCTAGTAACATAGCATCTGACCACGCATATTCTTTAAGTACACAGCAATATAAAGCAGGGTATTCATTGCAAACAGGACCAATGTTCTATGCACATACCCAACAGGTAGCACGTGGTAGTGTTCCTGTGTATAGATCATACTCATCTATTCAACCAGATACTATGCTCACCACTGATCCAGTGGGTGAGAAGGCAACGATGGATGCTCAAGGGTTTGGTGCACGTGATGAAGTATTGTTCTATGCTTTCACAGACAAACAGGATATGATTTCAGAGATGATGGATGGAGAATCTCCTGTGGCTCTTTATAGGTATTACTCCCCTGAAAGTAAGGATCATATGTATACCATCACTCCTATTGGTGGTCCACCTATTGAAGCTAACTTAGAAGAGGGATATTATTTACTACAGAGTAAGGCAGAAACATATTTAAACTTTACTTTCAACTGTAGACAGGGTTCAGCATCCTATGAGAACACTATGGGATTCTATCTGTGTAATGCTAACGATGAACCTATACACGGTAGAGTTATACTAGAGAACGCAACTGATGCTAGTGGTACGTACACCTATAAAGTATCAGCAGAAGAGTTGAATCAATATATCCCTTGCAAATTAGGATTCTTTATGATCCCTGATGGAAATGGACGTGGAACTTCTCGTGGTGATGCAGTGACTTTTAGCCCCCTCAATGATGGGTGGAGAATAGATCAGAGTACATCTGCACAGTCAAACTATACCTTCTTCTCTCAGAAGCATCTGAATTCAGGTGACAAAGATATGACTAAGTGGCCTGATAGAACGTGGCAATACTGGGAAGACTTATTGAACGGTGACGATGACTATGATGATATGAAACAGTCATATCACCTGCGTTATGGAGACAGTGAGTATCTTTACGAAGGAATACAATGTTATGTCTTTGGTAAAGGTGCAAGTCCAGTCTATGAGGACATCACATCTATTGATAAGTGTGAGGATAGAATATTTGATGAGCAGTTTGACAATGTAGCAATGACAATGACTGAATGTGGTCGTGTTGATGGTGAGAATGATTATGGATGTGCTAGTTGTACTGGTACTGTTGCATTCAAATCAAATGTAGTACAGAATGTTACAGCACTTAAGGCTGGTGACTTAGAGATCAGATCACACGGTGGTATGACAGGTGGTTGGGGCGACTGTACTAAATTTACTTGGTCACTATGGAAGAATGGTGTACAGATACATTCAAAACAAGAGGACGTAGGTAAATGGAAGAAGATTGGTACACCTTTACTGTCCTTCAGTGTTGTTAAAGGTGATCGTATCACTTGGAAGTTAGATTCTATTGATGTAGGACACTATAATGGTAGAGTTACACCTGCTATGTCATTAAGGGATGCTACTACTAAGAAGTTCCTAAACACTTGGGAACTACTGTTAATTACACAGTCAGGTACCTATAGAAATGCTAATCCTGCACAGAATGATGGTAACTTAGGTACACAAGAACCAACAGAACCTTGTGGTCTACCTGTCAGTCTTCAGTTGTTTAACTTTGAGGATGATGGTGATGACTATAATAAACTGAACTATACTACTGTACTTACTAATAAGGTTGTACAATCTAATACTTTACAGATACGTGGTGCTAATGAGACCAGTGAAGTTAAAGTGATTGGACGTAAACCAGTCAAAGATATGAGTGATGGTGATACAGGGTACATTAATACAGTAGCTGACTATGGATTCTCAGTTAAACTTCAGTGGACAGTTAATGATGCTGAAGCAGAAGAGACTGACTGGCAGTTATCTGAGGTACTTGACTGGGGTAGAGGTGGATTTGATGCTAATGATGAGGGTAAATTGTTTGTTGGTAAGTATCCAGAGGATGATGACACTAACTATGGATCATTCTGGATAGGATATAAAGTCAGTGCTATTAATGACATTGAATGTCCTGCTGTTAGCAGTGTACAAGGTAGGATACAAGACATTGCATTACAATCTACTCACGAGAGAGATCAGTCTACACCTAGACAGTTGAACATTAAGATTGTAGATCAGCAGGTCATACAGAATGCTGAGTTTAGAATGAATATGGATTCAATCTTTGCTAGTTTCTTTAGATACAAGACAGGTAAAGCTGAATCGTTCCATCAGTTCTACTTACAACAATCACTTGCAGGTAATGATGTGTTCTTCTACACAGACTACAAGGATGATAAAGGATTACACTTCAGACTACAGATAAGAGTTGATAGACAGGAGTTCTATGTAAATACTGACACCTATAAGTTCAGGAAGTATGGTTGGTTTGGTAACATAAAGATGTCTCAGGTCTTTAACTATGGTAAAGGATACCCTGAAGGACAAGCAATGCAGATCCAATGGCCACCTGAAAGGTTACAGTATACTAATGGTAAGGAACCACAGTCACCTTACTTCCCTAAACAAACTGGTCTACCTAAGAAGGTACAGGTAAGAGACGCTACCAATGCTAGGTTCACACGTAACGCAAGGTATGCTATCTACCAGAATATGCACGACAAAAACTCTCAAGTGTGGTATAGTAATCAAAACAGTTATATTCCTACTCAACAGAGGTGGATTGACATCCTAGCTAAGGAGGTAGATTAATGGATGCTGCTGATCGCAGACTAATGAAGTCGCATATGGAACTGCAAGCAATCAACCGAGGGTTGAAGCGTGCTGATGGTGATCAGAAGAAAATGAACAAGGAGCTCAAGAAAATACGACGATATTTTAAGAGTCCCTTAGCTGAGGTTGCAAGATTAGACCAAAGCATATATAATGTTAAGGAAACCACACACGAGGTAGATGTCAACCAAGGAACAGAAGCAGAGGGGACTAACCCTGCTGATGGAGAGTCTGCATAAACCTGACAACAGACTTAGAAGTTGTGCACACAATCAGGAGTGCTACAACGAATTAATGATGTATCGGGATGAGATCATTGAGTACTGCCAAATACTAATGAAGGAGGTCAACAATGATTAATCTTGATGAACGCTATGGAAACTACCTTGGTAGTCAGAAACGATTACGTATAGATGGTTGTGAAGAACGTGTCACAGGGTACGGTTATCACTGTGATGGCAACGAGATAAAAGGATATTATCTCAACACTGAGAACTATCGACTGTTCTATAATACCAATGAGCAGTTCGTCAAGATGGTGCCACTTTTGGAACTGGCACAAAGCACTTGACAGATAACCGAACTGTCTTGTATTATAAATAACTCGTTACGTTATGTAACGCTTACTTCAGGACTCGAAAGATCGTAACCCTGTGGTGATGAAGAAAACAGTTTCCTATGTCGAGGAAACTATCATCCGCAGGGTCTTTTTGTATCCTTGCGAGACACTAAAACTACTAAAATGTCTATTAAATCAACAATCGCAGCTCTTGCTGCATCACCTCTACTATTGTCTGGAGCCGCTTTTGCTGGTCCTTACGTTAATGTAGAAGCTAACGTTTCCTATCCTGATGGAGACTATTCAACTGCAACTACCGATGCTCACGTTGGCTTCGAAGGTGGAGAAGGCAAGGTTGGATATTATATTCAAGGAGGCCCAGCTCTTGTTGCTAAGGATGGTGCTGACACAGAGACAGAACTCTCTGGTAAAGTTGGTATCTCTGTAGCTGCTACTGAGTCCTTCGGTGTTTACGGCGAACTCGCTGGAATCACTGCTGCAGATTCTTCAGGTGATGACACAATCAACTGGGCTGCAAAAGTAGGTGGTAAGTTCACCTTCTGATTGACATAGGTCAAACAGATTCTATATACTGGGTGGGGTTTTTCCCCACCCTTTTTATTGCTTTAATTCCCTATGGCTTCCCCCAAAAACACAGCAATTTTTACCAAAGAAGGATGCCCTTTCTGTACTAAGATCAAAAGAGTCTATGAAGAAAAGGGTTGGAACTTTCAGGAATATAAATTGGATGTAAATTTTACACGTGACCAATTCTATGGTGAGTTTGGTTTCGGTGCTACTTTCCCACAGTTAAAAGTCGATGGTAAGAACATCGGTGGATGTAATGAAAGCATCCAGCAGTTTAGGCAACAGGGTTTCCTCTAAATAGACGTAGAATTCGACGGAGGTTTTTCTTAGTTGACCACATTTATTGGAGAAACCGATGGAACAGGTAACAGCATCACTGTATACTTTCTCATTATTCGCAGCATTTATTCTGGGTTGTGTCGTAACCTTTATCTTTAAAGGATATCTCGATGCTTACATAGACAACGCTGCTTATGCAAAAGCCATTACCCACCCAGAAATGCTGGATGAGAATGGTAACGTAGACCAGTCCGAACTACTCTATTTGCGTCTCGTCGATGATGATGCTATAATTGAGGAAGATGACGACTGAATCAATCTGGACTATTAACTATGAAACTGATGATCTCTGAAATTATTCAGAAAGCACATAACGCCAAGACCAAGGCGGAGAAGGTGAAGATCCTTCAGGCTAACAACAGTCAATCATTAAGGTCATTGTTCATCTGGAACTATGATGATAGTGTTGTCTCTGCTATTCCTGAAGGTGATGTACCTTACAAACCCAATGAGGCACCTCAAGGTACCGAGCACACCTCGCTTGAGCTAGAAGGACGTAAGTTGTACTACTTTGTGAAAGGTGGTGCTGATAACCTTCCTAGTATCAAGAAAGAGAATATGTTCATTCAAATGTGTGAAGGATTACACAAGGATGAAGCAAAGATTTTATGCTTAGTCAAGGACAAGCAACTCGGTAAAAAGTTTCGCATCACCAAGGCAGTGGTGACTGAAGCGTTCCCTGAGATTAATTGGGGTGGTAGAAGTTGAATATACTTCACGAGAACTGCGATCCTAAACTCGCTGACGACAAGTCGTTACCCTACACTGCATACTTGATACAGTATCAAGTCGAGGAGAATAATGTTCTCCAGACTAGACACGATATTGCTATGGGTGGTCAAGCAGTTGAACTGTTTGATCATTATTATGACAAGTACAAGAAGAACTTCAAATGGTTGAAGCAAAGTGAGGGTAGAGTTCCACCTAGTCATTGGAACAATCAAGCTACTCCACCACGTAAGAAACGTAAGAGGAGGAAGGCAGATGAAGATGACGGTTGAAGAGATCCAGAACTGGGAGAAGGAGTACTTAAGTATGGATGTCTCACTAACTAAGAGACAACGTGCTATACTTGAAGGAGATGATATTAAATCTCACGAAGGAATGCTCTTTGGTGGGATGTATGCTGACTGGAAAAAGAGAAAAGGTTATGACTAAATCATTCTATAACTTGAAGAAGAAAGCAGATGTACCTGAAGATCTTAAAGAGCAATTAGTTACATCTGCTATGGTAGGTAGATTCATTGGAGTTTACCTGTTAGGTCCAGTGTTATGGATGTTTTGTTGGAACTATACGATGCCATACATATTTGCAGTGAAGAGTATTAATTACCTTCACGCATTCTGTTTCATTACTATGATTAGATTTTTACAAAATGACTCCCAAAGTACCAACTGAATTGCACAAACCTAAAGTATGTCTCGTCAATGTAACACCTGACGCTGAAAAAACTATAGGATACATCGCAAGGGTATCTAACCCAAAGAACCAAGAGAACCCAAAGGTAGAAAAACTCTTGAGTTATTGTATCGAACACGGTCATTGGTCAGTGTTTGAGCAAGCACATATGACACTAGAGATCAACACTACTAGAGGACTAGCAGCACAGATACTAAGACATCGATCGTTTACATTCCAAGAGTTTAGTCAGAGGTACGCTAACACTGAACTGCTCGCACAATCTATTGATTTACCTGAACTGAGAAGACAAGATAAAAAGAACAGACAGAACTCTATTGATGACTTAGATGAAAAACAAGTATCGTTCCTACAAGGTAGGATCGCACAGTATTTCGCCGAGGGCGTGGATCTCTATGATGAACTCATACGTGAGGGTGTTGCGAAGGAATGTGCGAGATTTGTTCTCCCGTTAGCAACACCAACCAGAGTTTATATGACTGGTAGTGCTCGTAGTTGGATACATTACATCACTCTAAGGACTGGGCACGGTACACAGAAGGAGCATATGGACATAGCAAACCTATGTCGTGACCATTTCATCTGTAACTTCCCAACGATCTCCAAGGCACTAGGATGGTGCCCTGATGTTGACGAGGATTGCGACTGTAGATACGATGATGGGTGGGCCGATACGCAGCCGTGCCTAAGAATAGATTAATGCCCTCTGAAGTAATTCCACTGTTCTCCTCTCCTGTTTATGTTAGTAATGATGGCAAGATGCCTGAAGTTACTGATGTAATTACAGATATGGATATAGCAGATGAACCATACAATAATACTGGTAATGTAACCAGTGATAAACACGCTTTGAGGCAGTTACCTCAGTTACAAGCGTGGGTGATGGGTCACGTCGATGAGTATGTCTATGGTGTTCAGGGTATAGACCCTAAGAAACATACAGCAGAGATAACTAACTCTTGGATTAATTTTATGTTCAAGGGTGATAGTGCACACGGTCACGACCATTGCAATTCACAGTTTTCTGGTGTATGCTATCTCTACTCACCTGAAGGTTCGGGTAACATTATTTTCCACCAGTCTAAATATAAAGCACTGGAACCACACTTACAGCATCCGAACCTGTATAATGCTAGTGAGTATGCTATTACACCTGAGACAGGGATGATTGTCATCTTTCCTTCAGATGTGATACACTCAGTTACACCTTGCAACATCACAGTTGCTAAAGAATCACGCATTAGTCTCGCCTTCAATGTTATTTGTAGAGGAGACTATGGCATCCAAACAAAACTATTAACAATCTAATGCCAAACTACGATTTTATCAACAAAGAAACGGGTGAGATCACCGAGGTTAGTATGTCTATGCTTGCCTTGGATAAATATAAAGAGGATCACCCTGAGTTAGAACGCTATTTTGGCAATCAAATCCCAAGAACCACCTATGGTAAACCCAAGCAGTCAGATGGATTCAAAGAAGTAATGTCCAAGATCCAAAAAGATCACCCTGCTGCAAACCTCTCACGTTTTACCTAGATGGCTGTTAAAAGACGCAAAACTCCTGCTCCAAAGACTGCAAAGCAGATGAGACGTAAAAAACCCATCAATATTGAACATCTTAAGACTATAGAACCCCTAACTAGTAATCAAGAGAGGGTGTTCAAGTCTTATGCTGATGGTAAGCATCTCATACTACACGGTGCAGCAGGTACAGGAAAGACATTTATTAGTCTCTACCTAGCATTGCAACAAGTGCTAGATGAAGGCAATCCGTACGATAAAGTCTATATGGTTAGGTCTCTAGTACCTACCAGAGAGATAGGATTCCTACCAGGAGACCACGAAGACAAATCTGACCTCTATCAGATACCTTACCGTAATATGGTGAAGTATATGTTTGAGATG